GTGACCGCGTCGGTCGGCACTGTGCCTACCCACGTCGGAACTGCGGGCATACGTCGCAGTCAACGCATTCGGTTCCCGCACGATAGTGCTCGTGAGCGTCTCGTCCGTGACCGCACACGCAGTACGGACCCTGCCGCCAATGTAGATATCGGCCGATGGCCATCGCCAGTCCGAACATGCACGCTAGTCCGATGAAGATATACCCTACTACACCTACAGACATGCCAGCCCTCCATCCGAGTGAGCCTCGTCTGGCAGACTGGCAGACTGTGTCGGTGTTACTTAGTGTCGCCGCCGTGGTAGATCCAGATCGTACCACCGTGCGTCGAGAACTTCTGGCCCGCCTTGAGATTCACATTGCTCGGGCCGTCGATGTTGATCCACTTGATGATGTCGCCGCCCGGACCATTGATGGTCGCGTAGGCCATCCCGCCCGACGACTTACCGTCGGTGGAGTAGTGCCCCGGAGGAATGTTGCCCGGGGTGTTTCCCACCTCGTAGTCGTTGCCGTCCGAGAGACCCGGCACCTCGATCACCTTTTGTTCCGGCGCGGGCTGCACGGGTGCGATGGCCGGAGGCTGCGCGAGGACCGTGCCCGGTGACGATGTGGCGGCAGTTGGGGTGGCTGATGAGTTGAAGCCACCGATCGCGAGTCCAATAACGAACATGACAGCCCCAACGATCACGTAGGACCAGATCGGTCCACGCTCATGCGGGGCCTTCGGGGGAGCTACCTGCGTGTGGTTGCCCATGTCGTTTTCCATTCGGGGATCCCGTCCCTCGGTGTGTAATACAATTATATCACATCCAACACACTCCCCTCAATGTGGGGCTTGCCACTCCCGTCAAATGCCACGGCCAGCCAGTGGCGGCGCGCGCGTTTGAAAAAGTGTGGCGAGGGTCACGTTCGGGGATATTGTGGCAATATGTTTTTGACTGGTATACTTGTGTTACAAGGTTGAGGGGCCACCGGCCCGGAGATCCGGACAAAGTCCAGGACTCGCGAGGAACCGCTAAGCCCCTCAACCTTCCCAGCGCAAGACCAACCGAGAGGAACCCGAAATGAACGCCACCGCCACCGCCAAGCTCCCCTGCTCCTGCCGTCGCCTCGGCGTGAACTGCGGCGGGACGACCTGGAACGTTTTCGCTCAGGGCCACGACGCCAAGGTGAAGGGCCTGCTCCAGGTCGCGCACCGCAGCGGCCAGCGGGTCCGCGTCGACGGCCGGTTCGCCACACCGATGCAGGCCGCGATGAAGGTGGCCCCTAACCTGGTGCGCTTCCTCGACGCCTGATCGGCCTACCCCGGAGCCCCCCAGCGATTCAGCTGGGGGGCTCTGGCGTGCCGGGGAGCGGCAGACTGTGATCGGCGTCACGCTCTGGGAGGACTCCCCTCAAACGCCCGCGATGCGGCCGGTAGGGCTGCACCGGGGCGCTCAAAGCGGCTAGCCCGTACTGCCAAACCCGGCATCGCCGCGACCCCCTATTCCGTCTACGATGCCCTCCGCCCAAACCGGCTGCGGGGTCGCGGCCGGTAGCAGGATGAGCTGTCCAAGCCGATCGCCCACCTTGACGCGGTGGGTCGCCCCGCTGACGTTCCAGATCCCGACGAACAGTTCGCCCCGGAAGCTCGGGTCGATGACGCCAGGCGTGACCCAGAGTCGATGCTTCCGCATCGTTGACGAGCGGTTGGTGATGAACCCCCACTGGCCGGGCGGCAGGTTGCAGATTACGCCGCTTGGGACGTCGCGGAACTGCATCACGGGGACGATCACCGATTCGCTGGCGAACAGATCGAGCCCTACGTCGTCGGCGTACCCGCGTCGGGGGAGCTGCGCGTTCGCACCCTTCGCGACGAACCCGACCTGGTTGCGCGGGGCGACGTCGAAGATGGCAGTTTCGAGCCAGTGTACGGCTGGGCTGACTCGGTGGGAGACGAAGGCGCCTCGGTGGGCAAAACCTCGTAGCGCCACGGACTCGTCGATGTCGGATACGATAGCCACAGGAAGGCCATTGCCGAGCGCCCACTCAATCTCGGCCGGAACGCCGATCGTCGGAATCCCTCGGGGGAGGAACGCCAGCACGCCATCCACCGTGGACAACACCGCTCGGTTGACGTCCTCTGGCCCAGCCGAACCCTTAGCGCCGCTAAAGGCCCTGGACGGATGGTAGAGCGTCCAGTCCTCCGGCACCTTCCACTTGGCGGGTGCTCGGCCTCCGGCCTGGTCGATGGGCTCGGCTACGTAGATGAGACTCATTTCTGCAGTCCCTTGTAGATGTCGGCCCACGCCTCCGGATCGGCCTTCTGTTGAGCGAGCCACTCGTCCCACGTGCCCGAGTGCTCGATGTGTTCAAGCATCCGCTCGGGCGCGACGATCAGATGAGCCACCACGTCAATCGCCTCGCGTAGGCTAAACCCGGTAAGCCCGGTCGCCAGCGGTAGACAGATCCGCTCGACAGAACTGTGACTGATGTCGTGTTCGCCCCACCAACTGGTAGACTCTGCCAAGGCTCCGAGCTGGGCGCGAACCACTCTAGCCAGACCGCAGACACGTTCCGAGCGAACGGGATTTCTCTTGTGGGGCATCGATGTCGACCCCCACTGCTCCGGCGCAAAATATTCGGCCATCTCACCATAGGTTGCCCCCAACCGCACCTGGATCGCCAAGTGCTCGATTGCCGACATGAGTGTGCTTACCGCCGAGACCCAGGCTACCAGGCCTGACCGGTCGTTCGCCTGTGCTTTGCGGTAGCGCCCTGGCTGCAGCCCCAGCAACGAGCCCAGACGTGACGCGTCGTGCACTTCCGCAGTCCCAATCGGTCCGCCCAGCACAAGCTCAGCCGCCCCAGCCGTGGTCGCCTCGACCGCCAGCGCAGACTTAGCGATGCGATCCGCCCAGACACCTACTTGCCTTCCGAACGTGTCCGGTTCCGCGAACATCCCGTGAGTCCGTGACGCGCGAGGAGTCCCAGCATGCTGGATGCCCAGAAGCTCAAGGGCCTGGGTGAGGAGCTGGGCTTCCCGGCATAGGCATCGTGACACGTCAAGCACAGCCAGCGCCTGCCCCGCGTCGACGAGGTCAGAAGAACTGAGACCCCAGTGTGCCCGAGGTGCGCTCCGCACCTCACGCATCCACCGTACAAAAGCTCCCACGTCGTGGTGGGTAATGGTCTCGTATTTGAGGATCTGCTGGATGTCGTGTCCATCGATTTCCTCGCAGAGTGCGTTCGCGGTTTCATTGTCGCCTGCTGCGGTTGCCGCCGCCCACTCGACCCGCAGCCAGTAGGCGTACTTCCCAGCGTTCGACCAGGCGTGATCAATGACCGGATGGGCGTACCTATTCACGGCCACTGCCCCACCTCGCGCACGCGTCGCACCATCATTGAGTAGACGGTGATGTCGTGCCAGGTGTCGTCGCTTGGTCTGCTTCCACTACCGATGGCGCTGATCGCACGCGCCACCTTGCCCAGCGTGTAGAACAGGATGCCGATCTCTTCGTCAGTTACAACGTCGGCGTTGATGCCGACCATCTCGCGTAGGGTGCGGCCGATGATGACCAGATCGGTCGAGCCGTACTCCTTCGCTTTGATCGACGCGGGTTCCACGTCATCGGCGGCTGTCGCAGCCCACCAAGCGGTCAGATCCATGGTTGGTTTCCGATCGTTGTGATTTGTGTTGCGGGTCCAGTGCCGACCATGTGAATCGGCGTGTTGAGTTCCTTGGCGCGGTCGCTGACCCAGTACCATGCGTCGTACCCGAGGTCGTTGATGTCAGTGAGCCCGTACGCGCTCGGGAACAACTGATCGATCATGGTAATGGCGACACGCACCGATGGGCTCGGCGCACCGTTGGCGGCTAGCGCAGCCAGGGCCAGGTCGAGATCCCACTCGCCCACCCGACGAACGCGCTTCGTCACGGTGGTGTACTCCTCAGGGAGGCCCAGCTCGGCCCAACTAGTCTCGCCCCGCAGCGGACCCGAGTTGCCCGCAACCCGGATCGGGCGCGTGCGGAACACGACCCAGATTTCCGTGTCCTCGGGTTGCCAGCCCCAGGGGGAGACTCCAGCCTGCGCCATCATGTCTACCGCCCGTGCGTCACCGGACGTGCAGAATGGGTAGTGCCCCGCGTGCAGACCAAGTCCGTAGCCCTGGGTCCCCTCGATGATGACGTCGCGCCCGGAAGCGCGGATCAAGTCGGCCACGCTGACGGGCAGGTGCAAGCCCCCCGTCAGATCGGCTGTCCGCCAGATTCGGTCGGCTCGTGCTGCGCCCACGCCCTTGGCCGTGGAACCGAGCCGGTCATTCAGCGAAGAGAGCGTCTCGCGCTGGATGTGATTCGAGTCGAGCAGGGTCGCCTGCGGGTCAACGTGTAGGCGGTTGGCGATCTCGTATCCGGCGTCCTCCAGGAGGTTTATCTCCTCGAAGAGTACTTCGGGGTTGATCTCGCTGCCCGCAGCCAGAGCCAGCAGGGCTCGCGGGTTGACAAACCCAACGGGCACGTGGCGCAGCTTCCACTCTCGGCCGTGGTCGTCGATAACCGTGTGTCCTGCATTGGGTCCACCGACTCGCACGACCAGCGGCGCCTCCGAGTCGAGGGCCAACCGTGCAGTGACCGCGCCTTTGGCTTCGGAGCCATATTGCCCTCCTACTACCACCATCAGCCTACTCATGCGTAACCCGCTCTCTGTAGTTCCAGTTGGACGACGTACCTGAGCCCGTGTGCCTCGGCATCACGCGCGTGCTTTCCGTGTCCTACCGACCGGGTGAGTCGGGCGCACAGATCGGGGTGGTTATAGACTTCTTTGAGCTTGGACGCCTGTGGCTTCTCGAAGGGTATGCCGTGCCGACGCGCGATGTGGGCCAGCGCGCCGATCATTTGGGGGGTGTACAGCTCCGAGTGCGACATCTGGGCGGCCAGCCAGGGATAGAGCGTGAATCGTTCGCAGACCAACAGCTTGATGACCCCGAACCCGGCTAGATCCCACACGGTATCAATAGCCTGGTCCGGGGTCATCTCGACCGCAGCGGTACATTCCTCACCGTCCCAGCTCGCGTAACCCACGTGCTTATCACCTGGGTCGATTGTGAGCCAGAAGTCGGGTAATGATCGCCGCGTTGGCATGGCAGACCTTCGCTCTAGGGGGAGATTTGCAGTGTCACTTCGATGGGCGCCCTATTGAACTTGACGCGGAACTCCACCTTCCCCCATTCCACCTCGGCCGGGCTGACCTCTTCCAGCCCACCCTCGTTGCGCAAGCGTTGGATCCATTCCCGCGCGAGCCTAAGAATGAGTTCACGCTCGCGGTCGTGGATTTCCTGTGACGCGCCCACATTTACCTCCAGCTTCGTGCTACGTCGATGACGATCCGGCTATGGCCCCTGAGCGGTCCCGGCAAACTGAAAGTCCGGAACGGTAGGCGTGCCCTCGTGCCAAGGCCGATTGATGTGATGCCCTCGAAGTCGCCAGCCAGAACCAGCCCCCGGAATACGGGGAACTGTGCCGGGTCGGGGAGACTCGTCAGGGTCGGACGCCCGGTGTTAATGTCGTGGGCGTTGGTGCGAATCACGATGAGGAGCCTGGCCCCGGCTTCCGGAATGGGGATTACCTCGCCCGAGCCGTCGGCCGTGATCTGGCTGACGTAGCGGACGTCCCATCCGGGGGTCGGCCCCTCGACGTCGAACACGATTCGATCAGCGCACGGCCCGATGCCGATGCGCGCCCCGACGATGTCACCGGGGGATGACCCGGGGGCGGACTTGGGGAGCGAGCCCCACGCCTGAACGGGGCATCCAGTCACTGCGGGGAGTGCGACCGGACCACCTCCCGCGTCGGCCAGCGCTGGGCTGGCGCAAACGGCGAGGGAGATGACGATAGTTAAGGCGAGTAAGAGTCTATGCAGCATCGGCCCATCTCTTCCTGTCGATGGCAAACGGGACATCGAGCCCGCCGATGGCGACCAGGCGTTCGTTGAAGATCTGCACGCCGAGATCGCAGATCTTGTCCAGCTCATCCTCCTGGCCGTTCGGGATTTCTAGCACGAGCGAGTCGTGGATCTGTAGCAGCAGCCATCCAGGCCAGCGCTCGTTTACCTCCACCATCCAGAGCTTCATCAGCTCGGCGACGGTGCCCTGAATCACAGCATTCCAGGCCTTGTGGGTGCGTTCCCCGTAGCCGAACACGCGGCGTCGTCCGGTCACCTTGAAGGTCAGGTAGCCCGGACCGCCCATCGCCTTGTCGGCGCGTTGCTGGGCTAGCCAGGCGGCCTGGCCCATCTCGGGGAACGCGTTGTTGTAGTCGTCCCGCAGCTTGCGCGTCTCATTTCGGCCGTACTCGACGCCCGTGTACATCTTGATCTGTTCACGCATGGTGTCGATGCCAGCGGCGTATAGGATCGCGAACGTGAGACGCTTGGCTACGTTGCGGAACTGCTCCCAGTTGGGCTCACCCGGCAGGATATCCCAAATGACAGTGGCGGTCTGGCCGTGGACGTCAGTCCCTCGCCGGAGGACCTCCAGCATGCCCAAGCAGCGGCTGATCGAGGTGGCAACCCGGACCTCGGCCTGCGCCAGGTCGATTTCCCAGAGGGTGTGCCCCTCCTTGGCGCGGAAGAACTTGCGGACGGGGATGATTCCCTTGGGGATCTGGTAGGCGTGCGGGATCGCCTGGAGCTGCACCCGCTCCACGGAGAGTCGTCCGGAGATGGCGCCACCCGTCTTGCCACCGGGGCGGTCCGACTCGATCCGCATCTGCCGGTAGTTGGTTCGCAGACGCCCGTCCCGGCCCGTCGCGGCGGGCCAGTTGCGGTACCACTTGGCCATCGCCGACTGGAGCGATTTCACGCCGACCCAGGCCCTGGCTGCCTCTCCGCTGGCACCCTCACGCTTAGCGATCTCGCGCATGACGGGGGCGGCGACCGAGGTCACGCCGAAGAACGCTCGCGCAGCCGGATCGGTGGCCTTGAAGGGGAGTGCCTCCTTGGCCTCCTCCAGGAGGAGCACCATCTTGTCGTACTCGGCGTACGCGCCATCGCGGTCGAAGCCGATGCCGCGACGCTCCATATCGAATAGGACGCGGAACATCGCCAGCTCCAGCGCGCGAACCTGCTCGAAGCCGTGCCAGACCGCGCCCTCGTCGACGTGGGCCTGCTGCCACTCCCACAGCCGCAGCGTCTGGTTCGAGTCCTTGGCCGCGTACGGCTTGAGGGTCGCCCAGCGCAGGGTGTCGTACCGCCAAGTCAGGCCCTTGCCCTGCCGCTTGCGCTCGTGCGCGATACGGGCTGCCTCCTCGCCCTCCTCCTCGCCCCACAGCCGTTTGGCCGTGGGCTTGAGTGAGGATGATTCGAGCGGCCAAAGCAGGCCGTTGCCGTGCTGGGTGTCCCAGAATACGGACCGACTGACATCGACCCCCGTCGACTCGTCCAGGCGGTGCCCAGCGGCAAGGATATGGCAGTCGAACTTGGCGTGATGCATGATCAGCGGGTGCCGCGATAGCCAGTTCAAGAGCGGCTGCATGTCGCTGATGGGGAGATTCCACGAACCGTCGTCGTACTCGGGGTACAGACCCATCGAGTCGACGTGATCCATCTGCTCTATCTGGCGCCAGCTGGGCATTGGCGGCAGCGGGAAGAACCCGGCTCGTCCGCGAGGGGACCAGGCGCAGCGTCCCGGTTTACCCTCGAGCCAACCCTGGTCAAAGGGCCAGACCTGGTCGACAATCTGCCCGTTGTGCGGGTCACGCCAGGATGCTGATACGACAGAGACCCGGGCGCGAGGCGCTTTACCCGGGTCTCCGTCGATGAACAGGCCGCTGGTTTCGGTGTCTACTGCGATGGGGACGGTCTCTGGCACCAGTGGCAGCAGCATCCCACCATCCTACCACGCCCCCGACTGGGTGTCAACCCCCGGCAGGCGAAAGCCTCACCCGCGATTCGCACTCAAGGCAAAGGATAGCCTGGACGATGTACATCTTCATAAACATGAACACGACCGACGCCTCTTCGATCGGCCTGGCGCACGCGTCGCATTCCTTGAAGCACAAGCAGTAGCCGCCGATGTTCCAGTGTTCGTCGCAGAGGAGCGCGTTGTACCTAGGCAACCAGTACAGCGGCCGAGGCGTTCGAGTGCGCTTGCAGCAATACTGGACGGTGTTGTCTTCGATATCGGCCATGAGCCGATGCCAAATCGAGTCGTTGACGTCCTGGTCGCCCTCGACCACCCTGGTTCCGAGCGGCGGGTCCTTGGCCAGTCTAGCGACGTAGAGGCGCACCTCACGACAGGCCGCTTCGAGTTGATCGATATGGGCGGTCGGAATCATGCTACCTCCGAAACTGGCGTTCCCAGCAGCGCGGGCACACTCCCGAGACGAAACGCTCACGGGTGTCGGAGTCGACGGAGGTGAGTGCTCGATTGGGAGACGCGCCCTC